CGCGTTTTTAGAATCGGTTTGACTGGTTATGACTTGGCGTTTTGAGTTATCGTGCGTGGGCGCACATCAGCGTTTGTGCATTTTTTTGAAGGGATGTTTTGATGCCGAATCCACCGAAGCCTGTTGAGTTGAAGGCGTTGCAGGGGAATCCTGGTCGTAGGCCGATTCTTGAGAATGAGGTTGTTGCTGTTGACTTTGGCGCGGCTAGTGCGCCCGAGGGTTTGGGCGCGGCTGGTTCGAGTTTGTGGCATACCGTTTATGAGGCTGGTGAGTTGTGGGTTTCTTCGCGCACTGATGTTCACCTTGTTGAGCAGGTGTGTAGGCAGATGGATCGTGTGGCTGAGTTGCGGGAGTTGTGGTTGGCGGATCCGGCTGACCGTTCTTTAAACACGACTTTGCTCGAGACTGAGAAGGCGGTGCAGTCTGGGTTGTCGTTGCTTGGGTTTACTCCGGCTGATCGGACACGGTTGGGATTGGTGTCTGCTCGGGCCAAGTCAAAGCTCGAGGAGATCATGGCGATGAAGCGGCAACCTGGTGAGTAGTTGGCCTCCGGCTTTTCTTACGCCGGTTGATCCCGACGCGGTTGCTCGGGGTGATGGTGATGTGGCGATTGCTTTTGCTGAGGCGTTTGGTTCGATTGGTAAGGATGGTATTGCGGGTCGGGCTGGTGAGGCGTTGCGGTTGCGTGATTGGCAGAAGGAGTTGTTGCGCCACTTGTACGCGAGAGATGAGGCTGGGGGCTATGTCGCCAGAACGGCGCTCGTCGGCGTAGGCCGCAAAAACGGCAAGTCGAGTTTGGCTTCGGCTTCGATTGCACTGTATTCCTTAATTGCGGAAGGCGTGATGGGCGGCGAAATAATAATTTGCGCGGCCACAAAAGAGCAAGCCAGAATCATCTACGGCGAGGCAAGGCGCATGGTCGAGCAGTCTGAACTTTCGCGCGAGGTGCAGGTGTATCGTGACTCAATTTACGTTCCTGGCACTCAGTCTGTTTTGCGGGTTATTGCTAGCGAGAGTGGCTACAACGAAGGTCTGAACCCGAGCCGCGTCGTTGTTGATGAGTTGCACGCTCACCGTGATCGCTCGTTGTATGACGTTATGAGTTTGGCTATGGGTAACCGTGGATCTCTTGCACAGCTTGTGGCGGTTACCACTGCGGGTTTGAAAACTGATGTGACCGGCGGCGATTCTGTGGCGTACCAGTTGTATCAGTACGGCAAGAAGGTGGCGAGTGGTGAGGTTGTTGACCCGTCGTTTTTTATGGCGTGGTGGGAGGCTCCCGAACGGTTGAAGCATGATGATCCGGAAGCATGGCGGCTGGCGAATCCCGGTTTCGATGACCTGGTGGCCGAGAAGGATTTTGCGAGCGCGGTGCTGACAACTCCTGAGGCCGAGTTTCGCACTAAGCGTTTGAACCAGTGGGTGAATGTAAAACAGGCGTGGCTTCCGCCTGGTGCTTGGGAGAACCTTGCTGAAGAGGACGTGCGCCTCGAGCTTGGCGACGAGTATGTGTTGGGCTTTGACGGTTCGTGGAAAAACGACTGCACTGCCGTTGTCGCGGTTATCAAGCCGCGCCATGACGATGACGTGTACCGGGTTTTTCGTGTGGCCTCGTGGGAACGCTCACTAACCGACGACGATTCGTGGGTTGTAGATAAGCAACTTGTGGTGAATACGGTGATGGATTTTGTGCGAGAGAATCCGGGCTGTGTCGAGCTGGTGGCTGATACGTCTTATTGGCAGGACGAAATTTATCAGTGGGCGCAAGCCGGGATTCCCGTTGTCGAGTATTTGCAAACTCTAAACCGTCTTGTGCCGGCGACGGCAAAACTTTATGAGGGCATCATGTCGGGCAAGATTCGGCACGACGGCGACGGGGCAATCCAACGCCATATTGACAACTGCATTTTGAAGATGGACAGTCGCGGCGGATCCCGTCTGACTAAGGATTACCGCAACCCGCGTTTGAAGATTGACCTTGCGATTGCCTTGCTCATGGCTTATGACCGGGCATCCGGTAAACTAGAGTCACCAGTACCACAATTCTACGGATAGGGTTATGAAACTTTTTTCACTGATTGCTCAGGTCGCGGGGCTGGTGGTTATTACGGCTGGGGTGTCGCTTATCTTTCTTCCTGCCGGTTTCATTGTTGGCGGTGCTTGTTTGGTGCTTGTCGGGTTCGCTTTTGGAATGAGTAAATAATGCTATTCAACCGGTTGTTCGAGCAGCGCAATATCTCGTATCAAACCATGTGGGCTTCTGGCGACATGGTTGAGTTGAACAACCTTGCTGGCACTGTTGTGAACAATGACACGGTGTTTCAGGTCAACGCGATTTTCAGCGGTGTCAGTCTTATCAGCGATTTGGTTTCGACGTTGCCGGTTGATTGTTTTGTGAATCGTGATGGGGCGCGTTTTCCGTTTCGGCCAAAGCCGTCGTGGGTTGATCAGCCTGATGTTGACCTGCCACGGCAAGCGTTTTATTCTTCCGTGGTCACGAGTCTTTTGCTTGATGGCAATGCGTTTATTCGCGTCTACTCGAACCGGCGGGGCGAGGTTGTCAACCTTGTTGTGTTGAACCCGACGAGTGTGCAGATTGTTCGCAACGGTATTGGCCGTTTGCAGTTCAATGTTGTGGGCGAAGAACAACCGTTGACGAGCGATGAGATTTTGTACATCCCGGATCTGCTGCGTCCCGGTCAGGTGCGTGGTGTTTCGCGGGTGACTGCGTTGAAAGAAAATTTTGGGCTTGCGCTTGCTCTCGAGAAGTTCGCGGCGACGTTCTTCGGTTCGGGCACGAACCTTGCCGGCGTGATCGAAGTGGAGGGCAACCTCACCTCCGAGCAAGCCGACAACCTGCGGAACGGTTTTGACTCACGGCACTCAGGTTGGTCGCGGTCTAACCGCACCGGCGTGCTGTCAGGTGGGGCAAAGTTCAAGCCCACTATGGTTTCACCGGAACAGTCGAGCCTAATTGACACCCGCCGTTTTGCTGTAGAGGACGTGGCGCGCGCGTTGAACATTCCGCCACACCTGCTCGGGCTTCCGGGGACGATGGCCTACGCAAGCGTTGAGGAAAACAACCGGGCGTTCTTGACTTCAACGATTCAGCCGATGGTGGCAAAGATTGAGTCTGCGATTTCCCCGTTGATGAGGCGTTCCCCTGGTGGTGAGAACGCTTACATCAAGTTCAATATGGATGCGTTACTTCGGGCGAACATTCAGGCGCGTACTGCCGCTTATTCGACTGGGCTACAAGCCGGCTATTTGACGATCAATGACGTGCGCCGAATGGAAGATATGTTGCCCGTGGAGGACGAGGCGGCCAATCAGGTGCGCGTGCCTTTGGCCAACGTGACGATAACCGACCAGTCGTTGACGGCTGAGGAGAAGAAGGTGCGGATGGCTAACGTGCTGGTGTTGTCTGGTTATGATCCGGCGGAGTCTTTGGCGGCTGTCGGCCTAGATCCAATTGCACACACTGGTTTGCCGAGTTCTCAGTTGCAACCGGTCGCCCAGATTGACCCCACCGACCCGACCGCTGTTTATGAGGTGAACTGATGCAGTCACCGGGACGTTTGAACATGGAGTGTTATCAAGGCGCGTCGTTTGATTACACGTTGACTTGGCAGACAGGCGGGACACCGGTGAACCTGTCCGGCTATTCGGCCCGTATGCAAGTACGGGATGGTTACGATGGCGGTTCGGCCATTGTGAACCTGATTTCTGGTACTGGGATTACGTTGGGCGGTACGGCTGGCACGATTGTTGTGGCGTTGACTGCTACGCAGACGGCTGCGATTGATGCGACTCCTAGTGGTCAGTACGTTTATGATCTTGAGCTTGTGAGCGGTTCGACGGTGACACGTTTGGTTGAAGGACTTTTCACGGTTAGCCCGGAGGTCACACGTTGACGACTGTAACGGTGACGACTTCAACGGCGGTTGTTGAGGTTATCCCTCCTGCTTCTGCCACGGTCACAACGTCGGGCGCGGCCACAGCGACGGTGAGTGTTGCACCTGAGTTTGTGTGGCCGTCCCCCGCTGCTTTCACGGTTGAATTCGGCACGCTTGGGACGCAACCAACTTTCAACGGTGCGCCACTCTTGACCGGCAGTTTTGTCAAAATGGGTTCGCTAGTTCATTTTGAAATTCAAGTTGACTTCGACAACATCACGAGTTTTGGCTCGGGGCAATACTTTGTGAACTTGCCTTACCCGGCTGCGTTTGCTTACGAGTTCACGGCGGGTTGCTTGCACGACATAAGCGCAAGCAGAACGTACCCGATTTTTGGTCACGTCTTTGCGGGGCAGTCTCAGTTACTTTTGGAGTCTTTGGATAATCAGTTCAACCGCACTTTTAATATTCCTTTCGAGCAGGGGGATCCGATTACTTTGACCGTTGCCGACAATTTCCACGTTTCCGGCGTTTACATTACGAGCGCATAATGCCCTATTACATTACGCAAGAGAACGCTGACTGTTCGGGTTGGGCTGTCATGGCTGTTGACTCCGATGAGGTGTTTGGTTGCCACACCACGAAGCAGTCTGC